TCATAAAAGTTTATTCAATTACGTAGACGGCGTTTACTGTTGTCTCAGGATCTTGCCCACTCTAACGAGTGTGGATCGGGTTTATCTGGTTTTCCTTCCAGGGTCGGCACCCCTTTTCGTAGGGGCGTACGGTTTACTGTTGTCTCAGCTTGAGCTTAGAATGCCATTCCGGCAAGTGACGAACCTAGCATAGCACCCTTGGCCCCTCCCATGAGGCCGCCGATGAAGGCGCCTCCGCCCCTGGCCAATTTGCTCCAGACGCTCACGCCTTGGGAGGCGGCGCCTGTAGCATATTTACGGGCTAGGGATGGGTTGCGTGTGATGACGCTGTTTATGTAGTGGGGCTTCTGGGAAATGGCTGAAAGAATCTTCTCAGTCATGTATGGCTCGGTGTGTGTCTGGGTCTTGCCTGTCACGGGTCTTCCAATGAATTCATAGTGTGCGAACACCTCCCATTCAAAGGTTGCAGTGGGAAAGGCGGCTTGGATACTGATAGCAAGGAACCGATTGTTCACGGACTGTCCAAACGCGTCTCCGTGATAGCCGAAATCGGCTGGAAAACGAGGTTGGTACAGAACAGTCACCCAGTCATCACCAAACTTATTGGTGGAGGTGGCTTTGTACTTGCGCAGATCGGTGACCACTACCCCGGATAGGTCTGCGTGATCTGGCTCTTCTAGAGTGTAGACTGAGCCGCCGCGATTTAATTCAGTGCCAGTGTATTTGACACGAATCCCGTAGGCGACACACCTGCACTGCACATCGCCTGAAGATGTGGCGAAGGAGGCTTCGGTGTAGTCAGATGCAAGACTGGCTGATCCCACTCCTGCGTCTGTGCTTTTGGGAAGGGCTCCTACTGCTGACGGTGTCCAGCCAGGTTGACTGAACTTGATGCCAGCGCCGGAGTCGTTATCTGCTTTTGGAACCGCGATGATTCCACCATTGTAGTCGATACATTGTCCCACTCCTTTTGCAAAGATGACGCGTTTAGCGGACTCTACAGCAGGAAATTTCGGAACACAGACTCCCTCAGTTGTGTTGAAGGGGTCTAGTAAGGCAGAACCGTAATGGACCGCACACTCTGCTCCAGCACTGTTGACAAGTACCGGAGCGGTGTTACGGCCGCTCAAGTTACGTCCACGAATGGACGTGCCAGCCTTACGGGGCTGGGCTTTGGATGCCTTCTGGCTTCTGAGAGCTTGAAGGGCTTGGGTCAGGGCCCTAAGGGCGCCCTGACCATTAGACATGCGGGGGCCTCGGGAGCCCCTCGCCGCTTGTCTCTTCGACATGATCATTTCGAGGCATCCCGAACCTCGAAATCACTTCGTACACGCGCATCATCGTATCTGGTTCCAAATGTGACGCCATCTCTGCGAGTGCCGCTGTTGCTTCGGGACCGCGAGGTCCGTTAGCCCACTTGTAAACCGATTTCTCAATTTGTGTTGATGATGCTTTTCCATCTCTGAACCTGTTCGAGCAAAACTCGAAGTCCTCTGAGTGGGTCACACGGATGTCCTTGATCAAATGACCAAGGGTCTCATATGCCTCCTTCAGTGGAGCCAGGTCTGCGTCCGCAGACTCAACCGAGTCGTCACCCACACACTTCATGATTA